TACTATAGACGCAACAATAAAAGGAGCAAATGCTAATAGCTATGTCACATTAGCTGAAGCTAATACATACTTTGAAACTGTCCCTAGTTCTACCCAATGGGACAATAAAACTGATGATAAGAAAAATAGAGCATTAATATCTGCCACAAGATGGATTGATACTTTGGTTTATTACGGAGATAGATGTGATGATGACCAAGCATTAAAGTTTCCTCGAACTAATTATCAAGTTGATGGAGTTGAGCTTGCTTGTACTTTAATTCCACAAAATATTAAATATGCACAGTTTGAATTAGCTAATGCTTTAGCAAATGATACTGATGCAATTACAGGAAGTACTGGAACTGATGGTAATTTTGAAGAAGTGAAGCTAGGAGACATTCAAGTTAAATACAATACTAAAAGTCAAGGTACTGGTTCTGTTAATAATGTATTTGACGTTTATCCGTGGTTACAAAGTTATTTAGGTGCTTATGTTCTTGGTGGAGCAGGTAGTTTTCAATTAAGGGTGGTTAGAGGATAATGGCAGGACAACTAGACACAGCACTAAAGAATATAGCCAAACAGGTGGTAAGTGACCTGGGTAAATCTTTAGACACTTCAATTACTTATACAAGAAAAACATCTCCTGTTTATAACACTTCTACTGGTGCGGTATCAACAACTGATGTCACATATAATATAGAAGTACCGATTGAGTTTGTT